ACCCAATAATAACAGAACATAATATTGTCCTTATAAAGGAATTGTCAAAATGCACCCTACCTATTTGGGTTGGCAGGTCGATTGGCCTGTATTTATTAAGACCCCACTATCCGCTGATGGAAAGTCTTGGGGCCGTGGTGAACACTTTAACTGGTTAGAACGAGGTATAGACGCTGATAAAGTAGCTATGCTGTACGGCTCTGGTTATTTGCACCATAATCGGGAATTAGAAGTTCAGGCTAAAGTTGGTGACCGTCTTTCTGAGATGAATGGCGCACAACTAAAGACGCTAGTGAACTTGATTAACACTGAGGTAAAGAAACGTACCTCTAGCACCAATGAGTTTGAGAACAAAAGGTGCAAACAATCCACACTAGATGATAAGCAACGTGGTCTTATTCGTCGTTTCCTTGTTGGTAATAAGTGGATCACAGAAGATTTTTACACTATGCGAGATACAATTCTCGGTGAGTAACTGATAAGGGGCGACTAGATGGCTTGGTCATACGATCCTTCGGATTTGAATACAACTACGGCCTCTGGTCGCCTAAACACTGTTCGCCTTCTTATTGGTGATACTGATACCGCAGACCAACAAATGCAAGATGCTGAGATTACCTTTGCCCTTGCTCAGAACGGTGACAATACTTACTTGGCCTCTTCTTGGTCTTGTCGTGCACTTGCTTCTAAGTTCGCTCGTATGGTTACGACACAACTTGACGGTGCTTTGAAGGCTAACTACTCTGATCTGATGCAGCACTATCAGCAGATGGCAGATACCCTAGAGTACCAAGGCAAGACTTCTGGTGCTGCACTAGGCGTAATTGCTGGAGGCATCTCTAAGACCACTGTAGAGGCTGTACGGGCCAATACAAATCGTATTGAGGGTTCCTTCCGCAGAGACCGTTTTAAGAACCCACCAAGCTACCAAACACCTGAGTATGAATAAGGAGACGAGGTATGTCTTTTCGCTCCTACGAACTCCTTAAACTTGTCAAAGATCATGGTCAAACCTTTACTCTGAGGAAGCTCACTAACGCAGGGACTTACAACCCAGCTACGGGTTCTGTATCAGGTTCAGCAACAACAGACTATGATTTTGAAGGTTACTTCTTTAACTTCTCTGTTGGATTGCCCACTGGTGATGAAATCCGTCGTGGTACTCGTAAGTGTGTTATCCCTGCCCTTGGCCTTGCTGTAGTACCTGATGATGAAGACCTAATTATTGGTCAAGGTGATAATGTCACAATCGTGAGTGTTATGACAATTTTCAATGGTGGGTTTGCTGTCTGTTATATCTGCGAGGTCAAAGAATAATGGCACAAGGGTCAGGTAGTATTCAGGCTACTATGAAGGCAATAAAGGGTAAGATCGACGTAAAAGCAGCAGAACAGATTGAAGACAAACTCAAGCATGTAGCAAGTTATGTCGTCTCTGTCTCTCCAGTTGATACTGGTGCTTATGTCGAATCCTTTTCCATTGGTCCTGCTAACTTTGGTGGTGGACGCTCTCGTAAATCAGAGGCACGTTCAAACGGAGTTAAAAAGGGTTCTGGTGGGGCTAACCCAGAGAGCTTTCGTGATACAGCCAGAGAACAACTAAACAGTGATATTGCTGGGATGGACATACCACAGATGGTCGAGAGTGGTAATGTTAAATTTACCCTTCGTAATCGTGCGCCCCACGCTATAGACGTTGAAAATGGTGAAAGTTGGACCAAAGACGGCTACCATGTTTTTGCTAAGACAAAGAGGAAGTTTGGGTAATGGCAAGCATTTATGACGACATCCGTGCTGCCTTAGAGGTTAAGCTCTCCAATGTCTCTGGCATTCCTGCTATTGCCTATGAGAACCTCTCCTTTAGCCCTACAACTGGTACACCCTTTGTACAGCCCCGTTTAATTCCCGTATCTCGCCGCCCTGCTGTAAGAGGTTTAAATCCTCAGCAAAGGTACGAGGGTGTCTTCCGAGTATTCTGTTACGTTCCTGAAGGTAATGGGCCATCTGCTGCGGACGACTTAGCAAATAAGGTGCTTGATGCCTTTGATGCTGCGACTGACATTTCTTTTACTAATGCTCTTGGCAGGACCACTATTGTTTCTGTTGATTACGCAGAGAGAGATAATGGTTTTATAGATAACCCGTGGTATTATGTAGCAGTAAATATTGGCTGGTACGTCTACGCCTAAAAGAAAGGTACAGATAATGTACAAAGCTAAACAAAATTTTGCTTTTAGTGGCAAAACATACTTCGTCGGTGATGAAGTTCCCACTCATGTAGCCGAGTCAGTTAGCACTGCTCTGACAGAGAAACCTCGCGCTAAAAAATCCCCTATGCCCATAGAAGAAATCTCTGAAGGAGAAGAATAATGGCTTTTTCACAAGGTAGCCGTTCCAGCCTTTCGTATATTGCGGAAACGGCTTTTGGAACCACCCCATCCACCCCAACTTTCGCTTACTTGCCAATCAACACGCACTCCTTGGACTTGACCAAAGACCGTGTAGAAGGTAATGAAATCCAAGCTGACCGTATGCCTCGCGTTGATCGTCATGGCAACCGTCAAGCTGGTGGTTCTATCGAAGTTGACCTTCGTGCTGACTCTTTTGACGACATGTTTGAGTCGGCTTTCCTGAATGGCTTCTCGACTAACGTCCTGAAGATCGGCACTACCCCAAAATTCTTCACTATGGAAGATGCTGCTCAGGACATCAGCCAGTACCGTCTGTTCACTGGTCTGTCCGCTTCGAGCGTAAACGTGTCTATTGCCCCTAACCAGATGGTTACAGCGACCTTTGACATGGTTGGTAAGGGTATGACCCAGAATGCCACTACTGGCTCCACTGGTGGCGCTCCTACGGCCTCCTTGGGTAATGCTCCCTTTGATAGCTACAGCGGTACGATCTCGGATGGTGGTTCGGCTATTGGCATCGTCACTTCGATTGACTTCTCGTTGACCAACTCGTTTGCCCCTACTTTTGTTATTGGCTCGGATGTTGCTCAATCTCTGGAGTATGGCCGTGCTGTCGTTGAAGGCACTATCACTGTGTACTACGAAGATGCAGCCCTCATCAACAAGTTCCTGAATGAGACGGAAAGCTCCCTCAGCGTTTCGGTCAACGACCCAACTGGTCTGAATGCATACACCTTTGATTTCCCCCGTGTCAAGTATAATGGTGCTTCGGTTCCTTTGCAAAACCCGCAGAGCCGCCTTATCACCCTTCCGTTTGTGTCGCTGTATGACAGCGTTGAAGGCACAAACCTGAAGCTGACACGCTCGTAATCCCTAGCTAGGGTAGGGCCGAAAGGTCTGGGGGGTTCGGGTGTGTCGGGTCATTCGAACCCCTTACTATAAGGAAAGTTGCTATGAAAACTTGCAATGAGTGTGGCTTAGAAAAGTCCCTTTCTGAGTTTCATAAGCATAAGAACTCCTATAAGGAAAAGTGCAAACTCTGTCGAAATCAATTAAACAGGGTTTGGAACAAACAGTCTAACTACAAAAGAGTTAGAACACCCGATCCCACCAGAGTTGTTGATCTATCTGGTGTGACGCTAGACAAGAAAACACGAAGTCTTGTTAATAAAAAGAGAATTAGATCAGCGACTCCAAAGTGGGTAAGGTCTCATTTTGCTGAAGAAATAAAATATCTTGTTACTCTAAGGGAGGATGCTTGTCTCCTAACAGGGGAAAAATATCACTTAGACCACATTGTTCCAATAAACCACCCAGATGTTTGCGGTTTAAACGTCCCTTGGAACTTGCAAGTTATTTCAGCAGAAGACAACATCAAGAAGAGCAACTACTTTAAAAGTTCTTGGTGAGGTTCCCGCCCACTATTAAACCATCCCGACATAAAAATCTCGACAATCCCAACAACATAGATATAGGAATCCCGACATGGACCTGCTTAATATTGGTAAGACTAAAGAAACGACTAGCGTGACCTTGTATAACCCAGTCAACTCTGAAATCCTTCTTAATGAAGATCGCTCGGAGATGACCGTTACTATTCATGGTCCCTACTCGAAGAAATACAAGACTATCTCTCATGCTCAACAGAACCGTCGCTTGATGAAAGCACAACGGACTGGTGGTAAGCTCAACCTCACTGCCGAGGAAATTGAGGCTTCTGCACTGGACCTTCTGGTTAAGTGTGTTGATGGTTGGAACATCACTCTTGGCGGAGAACAGCCAGATTGTACAGAGGCTAAGGTTCGTGAGGTCTTTACTGATCTCCCTTGGGTTCGTGAACAAGTTGATGCTGCCCTTGGTGATGCACAAGCTTTTTTGTCCAAGTAAGGTCTGAGTTAGAGGAATACGCTGAGTACTCCTTTAAGATGGGCAGGGGTGTGAAGGGTAGCAAAGGTAAGGCTACTGAACGAGATCACCTAGAACAAGTGGCGAAGCAACTAGGAACACAGTTGGCAGAGGTAGAGAAGGCTAATGCCAATGCTATCTTCCCTGATGTTGCTTCCCACCTTTGGGCTACTTTTATCGAACTGCATGATGGCAGGACATACGGTATGAGTGGCCCAAATCCAATTTCTTATGACATAATTAAGGCTTGGTGTGACCTGAGCGGTATTGATTTGTCGTACTGGGAAGTGGAGATAATTAAGTCTCTTGACAACCTTTGGATCAAGACAATGAATGAGGAATCGGATGGCTGATCTTATTGAAATTGGTGTTGAGGTAAAGACCAACAGCATCAAATCTGCGACCAGAGAGATTAACTCTCTTGGAGAAGGTCTAAAGTCAGCAGAAAGAAGTGCCTCTGCTTTTGTAGATGCTTTTTCAAGACAAGAGCGTCAGGTATCTAAGGCATCTCAAGCCAATAAAGCATACTCTTCAACTGCACAAAGAATGTATGATGATATTCTTAGGGTTGGAAGGGCATATAAAGATGCCAGCGAGAGTGCTAGTGTATTCTCTAAAGACCTTGCGCGTCAAGACCAACTAGTAGAACAGCTTTCCCTAAAATACAAACCCCTTTATGCAACATCTAAGTTGTACGAGAGAATGCTTAGTGAAATAAATAAGGCACAAAAACTTGGTGTCCTTAGCGATACACAAAGAAAAGCAAGTCTTGAAGAGCTTAATCGAAATTTTGCCGCTGGTACAGGGGCTTTTGCGAACTATGCTAATGCTGCGGGAAAGAGTGCCAACCGTATGGGCGTTGCTATGCAACAAACTGGTTATCAGGTTGGTGACTTCTTGGTACAGATTCAATCTGGCGCTAATCCCATGATGGCATTTGGGCAACAGGCAACGCAGTTAATTGGCGTTATGTATCTATTGCCACAGGCAACTCTTGCTGCAAAAGTGGGCTTTCTGGGACTTCAGCTTTCCCTTGGGGCTATAGTTGCCATAATAAGCGTTGTCATCCCACTTGTTACCGCAATTGCTGCGGCTTGGATGAGGTCGTCTGATGCAGTAAGTTCAGCTAAAGAAAAAGTCGCTTCCTACTCGGACATAATGAAGTCCACGGGTCAGGCCATTCAAGAAGTCACAGATCGCATTAAAATGCTAAACCTTGGGCTTAAGGAAAAGGCCCAACTTGACCTTTTTAACGGTATTATAGCTGCAAACGATGCTATTTCTAAACAAAAAGATGTGATAGCTAGTGCAGATGTCGAGAGCGTCTCTTTTGAAGAGGCAAAACTGACAATACTAGAACAACAGGCAGAAGAGCTTGTAAAAAAACAAGACCTCCTTAATAAAGAGCTTGCTACAGAAATTGCACTAAAAGATTTGGCTGAGAATAGGCTCGACCTTATTAAGCAGTTTTATCAGAACCAAAAAGACCTAGTTGAGCTTCAGGCCCAATTAAAGTCTGATGTTAATGAAATTATTAAGGCAAGAGATACTGAGATCAAGCAGCTACAAGATCAGATGTCTTTAGAAAATGAGGCAATACAGTACGGAAAAGATTCTGTAGAGTATGCACAAAAGAAGGCTGAGTTAGACCGTGAAGCATACATTCAGCAACAGATGTCAAACGGTATCCTCGGTAATAACCTACAAACGGTTATGGATACCTACGATGCTGCTGTACTAGTAACTCAAACTTTGACCGCCGCTGAGAAGGCCGCTAAAGACCTAGATTCTGCTCTAAAATCCGCTGCCTCTGCAATGGCACAGTTGTCTAACTTTAGTTCAGGTCTTGATGTTAAAATTGCACAGGCTACCGCCGAGTTAGAGGCACTAAAGACTGGGCAGGATGCTGCAAATGCCTCTATGGTTGCTGGAACTAAACTTCAAGCTCTCCAAAATAGGGATGCCGCCCTCGCTGCTGCCGTTACCTCGGATCAAATAGCAGAAATAAACACTCTTTATGACGAATCTATTAGTAAAATTGATGAGTTAGGGGGTTTGAATGACGCCATAAAAATTCAAGAGGAAGCTAACAAAGCTGCTGCAAAGGCAACCAAGGGGCTTTCAAAAGAGCAGAAAGACCTTCTGAAAGAAGCTGAGGCTCTCCGTAAAGAACTAGAAGGCCCAATGGTATCTGCTATCAATGGTGTGTCGAATGCCTTTGGTGACTTTATCTCTAATGGCCTAAAAGACTTTAAGGGTTTCACAAAGAGCATCCTTAACTCTTTCAAGGGTATGATCTCTCAGATGATCTCCACTGCCATGAGCAACAAGATTATGTTGTCAGTTGGTATGGGTGGTTCTGGTCTTGCTACTCAAGCTGCTTCTGGTCAACTTGCTGGTGTCGGTAGTGCTGGATTTGGTGGCCCTATGGGTGGATTGATGGGTACATTCGGTGGCGGTGGTGCTGCTGGAACTGGTTTGCTTGGTGGACTTGGTACCGTTGCCACTGGCTTAGGTACAGGTTTTATGTCGTCTGTCTATGGCGGTATTGGTGGCATGACTGGTGCTGTTAGTGGTGGCTTGTCTGTAGGTGGCCTTGCAGGTATCTCTACAGCTATTGGTGCCATTGCTGCCCCATTGCTTGCTGTTGCTGCTGTATTCAGCTTCTTTAAGAAGAAGACGACAGAGCTTGACAGTGGTCTGCGTATTACAGTAACTAACATGGATGCCCTTGTTAATACCTTCCAAACTGTTCAGACTAAAAAGTTCTGGGGTCTATCTAAGACAAACTCAACAACTGAGTCTGCTGCTTCCTCTGAGATTGCTAGTCCTATCGTAAAAGCCGTTCAGGATATGCAAGTTCAGATGGTTAAAGCTGCTGATATGTTTGGGGTTTCCTCTGATGCCTTTGACAACTTTGCTTATAACTTTGAGTTGTCCCTTAAAGGTCTGACAGACGAACAAAAGGCTCAAAAGCTTAACGAAGAATTGACTAAGATGGGAGACTCTTTTGCCTCTCTGACGGGTCACTTCCAGACTATGAATGAGTTGCTTGAGGCTGCTAATCAGCGGATGGGTCTACAGAACCGTCTGGATCAACTTCTAGGTAATAATGCTGCTATCTTGGCACGGCAACGTGAGGCTGAACTTGCAGCTTTGCATGAGTTGAACCGACCAATGGCACAAGCTATCTACGGTCTTGAAGATGCTCAAACTGCCGTGACTAATGCTTTTGCAGGACTTCGTGCCTCTCTTGATAAAGTTATCAGTGATCTACAAAGCAAGTTAACTGTAGCTAACGAAGCAGTCAATCGCAGCCGTAGTATCTTCAACCAACTAGAGTCAGCCTTATCTGGTCGCTATGTATCTGGTGACCTAGCTTCGTCCTTTGCTCGTAGGGAAGGGGCTATGGGCTTTCTTAAGTCTGGTAACCTCTCTGATGAAAAGAAGCTGTCGCAAGCCCTTACTGTCGTAAGTGAACCTACAGAAAACCTCTTTGGGTCGTTTGTAGATTATGCTCGTGATTTTGCTCTTACTAGCCTTACTCTTGAGGAAGCTAAGAAGGTAGCACAAGTACAGCTTACTGCTGATGAACAACAAGTTGCCCTACTTGAGAAACAGATAGTTGATGCTGATACTCAGTATCAGACGCAGATAGATCAGTACAATGCCCTGCTTGGTATTGATACAAGCGTTAAGTCTGTTAATGAGGCCATTGGTACACTTAGTGTTGCTATTCAGGGTCTTATGTCTGCTAAAGCTGCTGCTAGTGCTGCTGCTTCGGCTGGTGTAGGTAGTTCTGCTGGCGGCTCTAATATTGGGGTTCAAGCAGCTAACTCTGCTGGTGCTAAAATCCTAGCACAACTGGGGCAGTCGGGTATTGCAGTTAGTGCTGAGGATAATGCTAAGTTCCAGCAGGTTAATATTAGGGGTACTCAACAACTTCTTGATGTGGCAAAACAGCTTGGTGTTCAGACCTCTGGTCAGACTGGCGCTCAAATCCAACAGGCTTTGTCTAATGCTGGAAATTTGGGTATTAGCTTGGATGACGCTACCCGTGCTAAACAGTTTGCTATGGGTGGCTATCACAATGGTGGTATGCGTATGGTTGGTGAACGGGGGCCTGAACTTGAAGCTACTGGTCCATCTCGTATCTTCTCTCACACTCAAACTGGAAACATGTTCCGTGACCCAGACCTTAAGGATGCAGTTCGTAGTCTTAAGGAAGAAGTCTCTGGTCTTCGCTCTGAACAGCGTCAAATCCAGATGGACATTTCCAAATACACTAAACGTAGTTATGACATTGAACGTAAGTGGGATGTCGAAGGTCTTCCAGCAACAAGGGTGTAAGAAGTTATGCAGATTATCAAACCAGTAACGGTAACTGACAGTATTCTTGTTTCTAGTAATGTGACTGAAGATGACTATGCAGTGTGGGCTGTTGGGACTACCTACGCAGTGGGTAATAGGGTCATTGTCTTAAGTACACATAAGATTTATGAAAGTCTTATTGGTAGTAACTTAGGCAATGACCCGACTACTGATGATGGTACAAAGTGGTTGACCCTTGGTGCAACTAATCGTTGGAAAGCCTTTGACCAAAAGATTAACGACCATGTAAGCAATGTAGACAACCTTCAGTATGTCCTAAATGACCCAAACTCTAACATCACTGCTGTGTCACTATTTGGTTTGGTGGGAATTTCTGCTAATGTGACTGTAACAAGTCTTGTCGAGGGAGAGGTATATAATCAAACTATTTCTCTTATCGACAACAGAAACATTGATGATTGGTACACCTACTTCTTTGAAGAACAAGTTCAACGACAAGAAGCTCAGTTCTTAAACATCCCTCCTTATATTGGTGCTGATGTTCAAGTGACAGTATCTGCTGCAACTGGTGCTACTGTTGAGCTTGGTCAGCTTGTTCTAGGTTTCTTGTCTCAACTTGGTCTAACTTCTTATGGCACTTCCATCAGCATCGAAGATTTCTCTCGTAAAGAGGTTGATGCCTTTGGTAACTTTATTGTCGTTGAAAGAGCCTATGCTCAATTAGCGGATTTTGATGTACGTTTCCCGACAGCTAATGCTCGTAAAATCCAAAGGACTTTGGCTGCATATAGGGCAACACCTATCGTATATGTAGGGTCTGAGGATGTATCTTACGGGACGACAATCTATGGTTTCTATCGTAGATTTGACTTGACCCTTGAAAC